CGGGATGGCGAGCGCAGCGGTGAAGAGGAAGCCGCAGGCGTTCCCGTCGATGTCGGCGGCGGACATGGCGAGGCGATACTGTCCGTTGCCCATCTCATCGATGGTGCCGGTCACGGCCTGCTGAGCGTTGCCGTCCCGGGTGACGAATCCGGAGACGGCGGCGCCCAGCAGGGCCGCGCCCGTGTTCACGTTGATGAGGGCGAAGTCCACATACTGCGCCGCCGTGTTCCGCAGGTACATCTCAGCCTCCCAGGACGCTCTTGATGCCGGCCTTAGACTGCCCGCCGAGTTCTCCGCCGGCGAGGATGGTGGATTCCCGGCCCCGCCGCCGGCGCAGCTCCTGGGCCTGGGCGGAGATGTCCCCTGTCTCGGCCGGCAGGGGGGCCAGTACCGGCGGGGGCGGCGGGAGCTGTATGACGGTCGCCTTCGGCTTGCCCCCGAACATTCCGAAAATGCTGGCGGCGGCGCCAATGGCGCCAAAGAGACTGGACCAGTCAGGGCTCTCCATCGGCCTCCTCCTTTAACTCGGCATGTTCTGCGTTTCCACCGCCGGGACGGACATCTGGCCGTCCTGGTACTGCACATGAATGCCGTTGCTATCCGGCGTCTTGCCCACCCGGGGATAGCGGGGATCGGCGGGCGTGTTCACGTCGTTCACCCGCTGCATGGTGCCGGCCGCCGAGAAGGCCAAGGCCTTCTTCAGCGTGAGATCCACACCCTGGCCCAGCGTCACGCCCATGGTGTCTCCCCCAGCGTATTGGAAGCGCAGCTTGCTCATCAGGAGATCCAGGTCCATCAGCGGATCCGGGCCCACGTGGATCTCGTCCACGGAGGCCTGGTCGATGGCGTAGCGGGCGAGGTTCTGGCGGTCCAGCAGGGCCAGGGCATCGGGAAAGGCCCGCTCGCGGATCAGCACCCAGCGAGAGCCCAGGAACAGGAAAGATTTGCGGGCGGGCAGATTCTCGACGTCCCCCGCCTCTTGTAGGGAGCCATCCGCGAGGAGGTTCGCAAGCCGCGAAAACTCCCCTGAGCGCTGGATGACCATGGCGAAGTGCGGGATGGTGTCAGCCACCGGATGCTGCGGGGTATCGTGGAAGAACTCCTGATCACGGATGATGTAATGGTCTGTGTGACCTCCGGGACTCCCACCCCCTGGCGATTCGCCCGCGCCCGCGGCCCCCGTATCCGTGAAGCTGATGGAGTTCGCAGGCCCGGCCACGCGGGACCACGCGCCGCTGGGGTGCTTGCGCCGGTAGAGCCGGAAATCTCCCGCGGGTGATCCGAAGGCATTCAGGCCGGAGATGCCAACGCTCTTGGTCGCGTCGTCCACGCGGAACAGCATCCGGCGACCTGGGCTCAATGAGAGGCCAGCCTGTGCCGGGGTCCAGGTGGTTTGGTACTCATAAACGCCGGTCTCCGGCCAGGCTCCGCCGCCGGCCACGTCCGTGAAGACCAGAGACACGTTCGTGCTGAAGGCGTCTGGGGCGACCAGCGCCTGCGGTGCCACCATGAGCACGGAGCGCCATACACCACTGAATTCGTTGAACACCACCTCATGCGTTTGCGCGATGCGCTCGCGGTGCATCAGGGCGGTCGTCGCCGTCCATTCGGTCTTCCACGGCTCCGCCAGGTACGGGTTCGCCGGCAGCGTATCCATGATCAGGCCATACCAAGGCACTCCGAGCGTGCCGACACCGGGAGTCCAATTCGTCTCCGAGACGGTCCCTATCACGAAGTTCAGCGTGGGGGTGATGCCACCCGGGCATCCCCCACCAGGGGGGTCGATCTGGTTGAATCCCCGATTCAGGCTGCCCCAGTAGACCGCCCAGGCCAGGCTGGTGGACGCCGCAATCGTCCGCAGCACCACCGTCTTGGTCGTCAAATTCACGACGTAGTAATAGGGAAATCGAAACACGGACCCAATGACGGCACTGCTGAAATTCTGCTGGTTGCGGTAATTCCCATAGTTGCTTTGCGGTACGGTGAACTCTCCGAACCAGTCGTTCACGATGGCCGTCACCGGGCCCACGCCGCCGGTGAACCCCGTGAGCGTGATATCCGTGAGCGGCAACTCACATCCCGAGAGCCCCGTGTAGAGCGCCAGCACTTCCAGGTTGCCGCTCCCATCCAGGCGCGGGTAGATCGAGAGGGGATTCGAGATACCGTACTGCACCTGCGTGGGCGAGAGGGCATTGATCCCCGTGACCACCAGCCCATCACCAGCCAGCCCCACCGAATCAATCACACAGTCTCCACCTAGATTCACGTCCCAGGTCTCATCGCGCCGGATCAGGTTCTCGAACACCTCAAGGTTCAAAGTCCGCAGGATCACCTCGTTGGTCCGCGCCGTCGTCCGGCTTACCTCCGTCATGGCCAGCTTCGGCAGCACCGGGCTCTCTCCGTAGGGGATGGTGACGGTCTCTGCACCAACCTGGCCCCCGTAGGAGAACTCCACCATTGTTACTTCGTCAATTCCGAATGTCGGGAAGAAGGTCTCGAACTCGCCCTTGATGATGTCCGTGGGTGCCACCCACACCACGACGAAGCGTGAGGGGTTCCCGTCCACGAAGCGCACATGGGGGAAGTTCGGCCATCGGCTAGATCGCTGGGGGAACCTATAGCCCACATTCTCGCCCACGTCGTAGTCATCCAGGGTGAAACTCGGGGCGCCGAAGTCGGCGGTAAGGTCCCTGGCGAACACGCCGCCATCGGTCCTGGACAGGATCAGATAGGTGTGGCCCTCGATGAATCCGTCCGCCGCGCGGATGAACAGCCCGATGCTGGTCATGTCCGCTGGGCCCGCTGGACCCGGAGGGAGTGGAGGCCAGGGACACCTCGCGTTGTCGGTCACCCATGGCATTAGGGCGAGACCTCATCGTGTTTCCCGATCATGATCGGGGGCGGCACCCACCAGGGATGTGAACCGAAGGGATGGTTGGGCGGCGGCGCAGCCGACGGCAGCAGATAGGCGGTCACCGCCGTCGCTCGGCCGGGCGCCCGATTCGGCAAGAGGTTGCCGATCTCGATGGGCCGCGGGAGCACCGGGAGGTACAGATCGAGGACCCCCGGTTGGAAGAGGGTGTAGGCGGATCCCCCCGCCCGCGGACCCGGAGCCCGCTCGGGAACGAGGCTCCCGATCTCGAGGACGAGCGGGACGCCTGCCAGTTCGCGCCCGAAGAAGATGTAGGCGGAGCGTGCCGTCTGCGGCCCCGGGGCGCGATCCGGGAAGAGGCGCAGCACGGTGACGGGGACATCGGCGTACTCCCCCACCTGTGGGTAGGCCCACAACTGGAAAGCCGTGGAGGCGATGGAGCGTCCTGGTGCCCGTTCTGCGAACAGGGACCTGACAGTCGTGGCCACCTGCCCGCCGTAGAGTTCGACCGGGAACGGCACCAGTTGGTAGGCCGTCCTGGCGGTCGCAGGCCCAGGGGCGCGGTCGGGAAGCAGGTGTCCGAAGCCCGTGGGCGTCGGGGCCAGCGGGTAGAGATCCGGGCCTCCCGCGAGGAACCATCCAGGCGCGGCGGTTTTGGCTCCCGGCGCTCGGTCTGGAAGGAGCGACCGGACCGTTGACGGGACCTGCCCACCGTACAACTCGACCTGGAAGGCCCGGATGGTGTAGGCGTCTGGAGAGGTGGACAACCCGGGGGCCCGGTCGGGCAGGAGGCTGAGGATTTCGAGAGGCTTCCCCCCGTACAGTTCGATGGGCCAGGGCTGTACCCCATAGGCCGTCGCCGCCGTCCGACTGGCACCAGGCGCCCGCTCGGGGAACAGGCGTCCGATTTCGATGGGGACGCTACCCAGGGTGTAGAGATCGGGCGTTCCAGAAAGGAACCATCCTGGGGAGGCAGTCTTGGCACCAGGAGCCAGCTCGGGCAGGAGGAACCGAGCCGCCGGAGGGAACGGAATCCCCAGGTCCACCACGCCCGTCCGCATGAACGAGTAGACAGCCTCGGATGCCCGTGGGGTGTACGCCCGGTCGGGCAGGAAAGACCCGATCTCGATGGGGCGCTCGGGGAACCCCAGGGCGCCATACTGCGACCACGAGGAGAAGAGTCGGGCGGACAGGACACGATGCGGGAAGGTCGCAAAGCCCGCGGGCAGAGCCTCCACCACACCCTCTGGTGGGACGGGTAGGAATGGGATGCCATAGGCAGTTTGCGGAGCCCACCAGCGATGAGGGCTTCGAAGGGTGCGGTGGACACCTCCCCCATAGTACGGTGACACGGCGGCGGTGTAGAGGTCGGGCGTGCCGGGCACCAGGAGCTTGAAGGCGGAAGAGCCGACCGCTGGTCCGGGGGCGCGATCAGGTAGCAGTCGGGACGGCGGTGCCCCCCCATAGAGTTCCACTGGCCAAGGACGAAGACCGTAAGCCGTGGCGGCAGTGCGCGATACGCCGGGCGCGCGGTCGGGAAGGAGGGACAGGACCTCTTCCGGCTTCCCACCGTACAGTTCCACCGGCCAGGGGCGGATGCCGTAGGCCGTAGCCGCAGTACGCTCCGGTCCCGGGGCTCGGTCGGGAACCAGTGAGCCAATCTCAAGGGGCCGTGTGGATGGGATGATCGGCTGGACCTTGAGTTCATACGCAGCCAGGCTGGCCTGCCGCCGCTCCCAGCGGGCGTACATGCGGAGGACGCCGCCACCGCGGAACGGAGACTCCACGGCTGGGGCAGCGTAGAGATCGACGGACCCAGGCCACGCGATGTCATAGGCGGTGCGAGCAATGTCCCGGCCGGGAGCGCGCTCAGGACAGATGCACCGGACAGGCAGCGGGACCTGGCCACCGTACAACTCGGGCTGCCGATTGAGCCACCACCAGGCCCACGGCGCCGCCGCAGGTCCACGTCGTGACTGCTGCCAGAAGAGATAGTCCGCCACATCAGCGTCTCGTCATCACCCACACGCCGCAGGGGCACGGGATCATCACCTTGTCCCACGCAGCGCCCAGCTTCCCCCAGTGGTACACGTCCTGGGGATCGTGAGCGTTGTGCGCTACCACGACGGCACGCGGCGTCAGAAACGGGACGAAGTGCTCCAGTTCCGATAGGCGATCATCCCCGCCGTCGATGAACAGGAGGTCGATAGGATGGTCCCATGGCGTGGAGCGGGCATCGTCATGCCGCACGGTCACGAAGGAATCCAGTTCTTCCACCTCCAGGAACTTCGCCGCTTGCTCGCAGCACTCCTGCTGGATATCGAACGTCCAGACATGCCCGAGGCCGTTCTCTCGGCAGCCGAGTGCCATCATCCCCGCCGAGTGGCCGAGATACGTCCCCGTCTCCACGATGACCTTGGGCTTGAGCAGCACCACCAGCGCCTTCAGGAACTCCCACGTCTCCACCTCGGAAGCCCAGGCGTCCAGTTCCGTCCAGCGCCACGGCTCCGGGCAGAGGTCCCACGGCTGGACGGGGGCCTGCTTGAGCTGCGCCCAGGTGGTGAAGGGGGGGCGCCTCATCGAAGTTTCGCGCCCTCCCTGCGTCCGCCGGAAGACCCCAGGAAGCTCCAAAGGCCTCCCCTGTTATCCATCACGACTCCCCCTGCGAATGTTTCGAGAAGTTGGTGTCCGTCGTGTATGTAGCAACCCTCCCCAGGCGCAGCCACCCACCTCATATGCGCTTGCTGTCCGATGGCGAAGTCCAGTAGCTTCTGGCCCCCGGCTCGCTCAACGGAGAAACGCAATCCCTCGTGTGGATCAAGCGTCACGATCCTGGCCGGTGCTGGTGTCCAGAGGACTTCTCCGCCTGACGCCTGGAGCGCCGCGCCAGCCCCCAGGCCGGCGATAGCCCCAGCGATCCCTTTGAGTATACCGCGCCGAGAAACCAACCCGTCAAAGTCCTTCATCGCGTCCACTTCTCCTGCTTGCTGAGGTCGATGTGGATGTTCGTGCGGGCGAAGTCGAACCGCACATCGATGCCATCCGGCGGCGCGGGCCACACACTACAGGGAGTGATGTGGCCGATCTTGTTGTCGCAGTCCACCCAGATTTTGTACCCGGCCTCGATCACCTTCTTGCTGAAGTTCGTATCCTCCTGCATGTGGCCCCGGTCCAGTTGGCCGGGGTCGAACCAGTGCTCCTTCAGCGCCTCCAGCACCGGGCGGCGCACAAGCAGGCCCGCCCCCCCGATCACCTGGGTCTCCTGCAAGCCGTGCAGGGCGATCTTGCTCCAGGGGCGCCACTTGCTCCCGGCGTTCCAGACGGTCTCGTCCCCGTTGTGGTTGGGCTCCAACGAGATGGCGTGGAAGGGCGGGTAACGCATCGAGCACAGGGGCGCCACCACATCCAGCTTGCGGTCCAGGAGCCGCATGAGCAGGTCCCCGTCCCACACGTGGTCATCGTCGCTAAAGAACACCCACTGCATGTTCGGGTCGTTGAGGGCCTGACGAATGATGTTGTTCCGGTTGACGCAGATATCATAGCCACGCTCCCAGGCCGCCACGGAGTACATAGGGCTCATCATGTTCTGGAGCGAGGCCACGAACTCCGTGTAGCGCGTGAGGTCGCCACTCGTGATGCCGATCACTCCGGGCGGGTGGTCACTTTGGACGAAGAGCATCAGCCACCTCCATAACGACGAGGACACGCCCACACTTCCAGCACTGAACCGTGCCGGGGCGCGGTCCAGGCCGGTACGAGCAGAGACAGGTACGCGGACTAGTCTTCAGACCAGGCAAGTCCGAACGTCGCGCTGCTGGCCGTGACCCCCTGGTCGTTGTTGCACCAGATGCCGTCCGTGGGTGCGGCCCCCGCCAGCGCCACCCACTCCTCGCCCGGAGCCGCCAGCCACCGCCCGATGCCCCCGTGCGCGTTCCAGGCGGTGGCATACAGCGCAATCGGCGCGGCGTAGGAGCCCCCGGTCTGCGGCGCGGAGTTGAGCACCCGCAACCTGGCGGTCGGCGGGTTGCTGCCGCCGCTCAGGATGGTGGCGCTCAGGTTGGTGGTGGTCCCGGTGATCGCCGTCTGCGAGCGGGTCCACCGCGTGAGCATGGCCGTGGTGGTGGTCAGGAACCCCCCCCACGACACTTCGAGCACGCGCCCGAAGTACCCCGCCGTCTGCGCGAACAGGATGGTGTTCGTCGCGGCGGGCGTGTACAGCCCCGTGTTGCTGTAGAAGATGTTCGCCATGACCTGTTACTCCTCTCCTGGAAAGATGTGAAAGCGTCCCGTGTCCGTCATCCGCATGTAGAACGTGCCCAGGTCTTGCTTCGCGTGCCGCGAGCACAGCCACACCATGCGCCGCCGCACTGGCTGCTCGTCCAGCGCCCGCAGGCAGACCCAACACCGATCAGCGCCGGTGTCGGCGGGCACCTCTGGCGCCCCTTCCTCCCGAGGGGCAGGGTGCTGGCGCAGGTAGATGGCCTTGTCGGCGGCCTGGTCGATGTTCATGTCCCGATCTCCTTCTGCATCCGATCCCACTGCTGGTCGATCTTGCGCTTGAAGTTCTCGCATCCGTGGACCGCCATGCGGGCCGCACAGTGAACACAGAGGGGACCGAAACACGCATGGCAGAATCCGCCCTCTTCGCGCCACGTTTTGGCGTACACCACGGCCTGGCAGTGGCAACAGGCACGGGTTTCTCGCTCCACCACGCGCCCATACTTTCGCTGGACGCTGGGGGGGGAGGCCCTATGGTCGATCACCTCGTAGCCCACTAGCCGTACCTCCATGAGGAGCGGTCGATGGTCGTGGTGTGACCCACCAGAGAACCCTCGGCTTGTTGCGCGACGAGTTCAAACGCACCCATATCCCAACCATCTCCTCGCGGTCTATCGCCGTTGTCCTGGTCCACCTGGACACTGATGCCGTAGTTCGCCAGGAACGTGGCATAGGCAGCAGCGAGCGTTCCAGCGTCCTTCGCTGGGGACCCCGTAAGGAGGCGATAGTTGTCCTGGGGGGCGGCGACAAACAACGGGTCATTTGTGGTCGCATGAGCGCACTGGCCCTGACCACTTTGGAATCCCGCCAGTGTGGTATACGTTGCTTGCGCCCAACGGGTGAACCACGATTGCACCCCAGGATGCAGCAGCGCGTAATCCATCGACATGTACGCGCCAGGAGCTTGACCCATGTTTGTGAACCTCGCTTGAGGTGCCCCGCCCTCTGGCGCCTTTAGGAAGGCGATGATGTCGTTCAACGAGTGCATGCCGTCCGGATTGAATACGCACTCGATCCCGTTATGGACATTGGCAAGGGTGTTGTTGACCGTGAAAAGGTTGCCACCTGGCGCAGCGTGCCGTGTGATGCCCCAACCATTCGGGCTGCCCCAGTGTGGATAATCCTCCAACCAGTCCGTGGGGTTCTGGTAGGTATCGTGAATGAGATTGCCAATCATGTAGCTGTTCATCGTCGCGTCGGAGGCGCCGGAATCGCTCGCGCGCGTCCCGTTGCCGCAGTCGAAGAAATGATTGAAGATTAACCACATGCGGTCCTTCGCGTACTGGTATGCGATGGCCTCGCCCGCACTGCCGCCGTGTCCCCGACAGAAGTTGAAGGTGTTCTGGGAGCATACGATGTCCACGCATTGCTTTAAGCCAATCGGGGCCTGACGATTTTGTCCTCCCGTGCAGCGGCCGACATAGATGTGATTGATATACCCCATCTCCGAAGCATCCTGGATGGGTCGTCCGGTGGTCTGGATCAGGTTTCCGCTGATCAATTGCCCATCACATTCGAGCACCCACACATTCTTGATTTCCGTCGGTGGCGTCCGGGAGTACAGGCTCAGGCCGATTCCATGGTAGTCCTGGTCGATGAAGTCCCAGGTCTCGAAGTTCATGCCGAGGTTATTGAAGACACACCGCAGAAACAGAATGTCGTTGATGACGGCGCCCTGAGCAGGCGTAATGCCTGTGGCTGAGTTTGCCGAGACGAAGGGCAGGTCCCGGAACGTGCAATCTCGAACGCAAAGGTGGTGCGTTCCCGTCCCCACCACACCGATCCCCGCACTCGATGCGCCCTCGAACACCAAGTTCTCGAAGATGGTATAGACCAGCCCGATTGTTCCGCCTCCGTTGGAGGTGTTCCACGCACCGCTGATGGACGGAAGGTTCCCTGCAACACCACGAACAACGGCGGGATTCCCAGCCGTCCCACCACCCGTAAAGATCACGTCTGCCGTGTACGTTCCAGGGTCGATCTGGATCACGTCCCCAGGACTCAACGTCTTCGTCCCTGAGAGCGTCGTCACGGTTTCGGTCGCCGCACCGGCCGCCTCGGTAATGCCGAAGGACGGCATGGGGATGCCGATGGGCGGAGCCCACACCCCACCCCGTGGCGGGAAGGCCAGCATACGCCGCGTGCGCTCTGACAGGAAACGGTAGGTGTCCGCAACGACGGGTGCGAGACAGCCCTTCTTGGCGTAGTACCACGTCTCCCGCAGCACATCGGCCACATCGCGTGGGGCGCGTTCGAGGATGTGACCGTGGGTGCGTCCCGCCGAGGAGACAGGCAGGTGACGCCACCAGGGGACTCCGACTAGGCGATACGCCCTCATAGATACGTTGCCAGCGCTTGGCCTACGGGTTGCGCCGCTCCACCGGCCGTCCAGTCCCCCAAGTACAGCCCCATCACCGGCCGCCGGGTGGGCACGTCCGTCCATGCGCCCGCATCGGTGCGGGTGGACAGGTAGCACTGCGTACCATAGGGCAGACAGGTCAGGTCGCCAGCCGTCTCGAACTCCAGTGTGTCCAAGGCATCGTCCTGCCCTGTCGCGCCGCCGCTGTTGAGGAACAGGCTCAGTCGATACTCGCTCCCAAAGTTCAGCGTGGACAGTGTAACCTCGTCAAAGTAAAAGGAGCATAGGCGTTCGGTGTTTTGCGACGTGGTGAGTTCGCTGTGGTCGATCGTCACGGTTTGCAGGGCCGTGGTCCCATCGTAGAGCGTGAGCGTCGATGTCAGTGCGGCCGCGCCGACCCGCCACGACAAACGACCGCCGGCCACCGTAAACGTCGATCCGTACCCTGCGTCGAAGTTGAACCTCATCGCATACTCGTCGGGAGTATCGGCGTCATCGAACAGGGTGGTCGTGTAGGCCTTCAGCGGGAACCCATAGGTTTTGCTGGCGCTCCGCAGGCCGAAGACGGCTTTCTCGGACTGGTGGGCCCGTGATCCGGCGTTGTTCTGGATCGCGTAGGGCCGCACGTGAACAGGTCCAAGCTGCGTGATGTGCGTCGTGTACGAACTATTATTGGTCCCGTCAATCGTTCCGGAGTCATAGGCGATCACGATGGCGACGAGTTGCCCCCGCGTGAGCGCGATGCTGTTATCTAACGTGACGGCGCGGATAGTGCCGTCCCATGTGGCGTCTGCGGGTGGGGTGAACGTCACGGATGCGGGACTGCCGCCGCCGAGAATGGTGCCGTTGGGGGCCCCTGTTGTGTTGTTCACCCCCTGCAAACTGGCCTTGAACGTCGGTGGGGTCCCCGTGCGTAGGCCGTATCGGAAGAGGATGGTCGTGATCGTCGCGGCCTCGGGCATCTGGAACACCCACTCCGCGGCGTCCGTGGCCGCGTCCAGCACGAAATTCGTCATGGTCGGCGTCACACCGTCAAGGGTGATCCCCGTATCACCAAACAGGCCGCGTGCGAAGTCGGTCATCTCACTTCCCCTGCGTCACCGGCAGCAGCCACTCCGCCAGGAACCGCCAGAAGTACGAACTCGCCGCCAGCGCCGCCAGCACTGGCGCCACCACCCGCGCCAGCCACCAGTGGACACGATCTTGGCGGCGGCGGCCGGTGTGGCGTGGGGCGTGGGGGCTCATGGGACACTCAGCATCGCCCGACCGGCCCGTGTCTCCTCGGGGTTCATGGCGGGGTAGATGGCGATCATCTGGCTCGTCCAGGCCAGCGATTGGTCGGTGTTGAAAGTATTCGGGTCCTCGGTTGTGACGTTCGCCTGCCGGGAGGCGGAGGCGATCTGCGCGTTCGTGGTGGGGAGTCCGCTCGTGCCCGTGGTCTTCTGGACGAGGGCCCCATAGGCCGGGCTGCTCGGGGCGTTGTTGCACCAGGTATCGTCGTCGTCTTCCTCCCCCCCCTGGACGAAGAGGGCAAGGAAGAGAAAGTCTTGCGGCCCGCCGCCGGGGGTGATCGAGGGCGGATCGGGGTTCGCATTGGTGGCCGTGGCCGCCGTGCCAATGGCGGGGGCGGTGGCGTTCTCGGCCCCGGCGATGCTGTAACTCAGGTGGCACGACTTGGTGTTGGAACTCGTGCCCACGGTGATCGTCGTGCTCTCCGCCCCGCTGTCGATGTGCCACGCGGCATCCATGCAGCGGTTGGTCTGCTCGTTCTTGAAGCCGGTGATGGGGGCGTAGCCTGCGGGCCAAGTGATCGTCTGGCCCGTGATGACGTAGCCGAACAGGACGACGACGAACCGCCCCGGCACGCCCACCGAACGGGAGACCGCGTGCGACGAGGTGGCGGTCGTCTGGCTGGACTCCCGCTGGCCCAAGATGGTGGGAAAGGCCATGCCTCACCGTGTCGGCGCGAAGCAGGTGACGATCAGGGTGCCCGTGGCGGCGTTGCCGACCGCGCGCACGCGCGAGGGCTGGGCGACGACCATGACGTCGCCGATGGCGAAATTGTTGTCGGTCGAGGCCGGCGTGCCCGCCGTCACCCCCAGTTTCAGGAACATGGCCCCCGTGAGGACCTGGATCATGCCCGGGTACTCGGGTTCGCCGGTCGTGCCCCCGGGCCGGCAGACCGTGGCCGGCAGGTTGACCGCCGCGTAGGGCGTCACGGTGACGGACCCGGTGGCGAACGGGTAGCCGAGGGTCCAGTCCTGGGGCCAGGTGAACGCCAGGAGCCAGCCGGACAGGATGGCCAGGGCCATCAGGAGCGGACGTTTCATGGGGCCCTCCGGGTGGCGAACGCCAGCGCCGGCAGCGCCAGCACGGCCACGGCGGGAAGCTGGAAGGGGAACATGCCCAGGGACTCGATCAGCACGGCCGCCAGCAGGGCGGCGGACTCGGGCGCCTGGAAGGCCCGGCGGTGGGACCAGAGCCAGGCTCCCACCAGGGCCAGCGCGACCAGACCCCCCTCATACCCAAGCTGCAACAGGTCATTGTGCGCTGCGTCAAAGCGTTGGTGCTGCCCAACGCGAGGCTGGGCCATGCCCCACGACCCGATGCCCTTGCCGAAGACCAGACCACCCCGGGCCCACTCGGTGACCGCCCAGCGCCAGATGAGGAGGCGCTCGAAGACGGGTTGGAGGCCCCCGCCGCGGTGCCACCAGGCGAGGGCCACGAAGGCGCCTCCCGACAGGATCCACCGCCAGCCCCAAGGGAACCGCACGGCGGCGGCCGCTGTGGCCGCCAGGGCCGCCAAGAAGGACTTGGTGGCCAGGATGCCGATGGCGAAGGCCGGCAGGAGCCAGACGGGCGACCAGACGGAGGCGATGGCCAGGTAGGCCCCCGCATAGTTCGAGTTGCCCAGCGTGCCGCCAGACCAGGCGCCCCAGGTGAACCCCGGCAGGCCAGCGGCGTGGGCGATCACCCAGGCCGCCTGCACCAGGCCCACGGCCAGCGCCACGCAGCGCAGGCGCAGGCGCCAAGGGTTCCCCAGCGCGCCGGCACCGGCGTAAAGGCCCAGGCCGAGGATGGCGAACACGACGGTATTGAACCCATCGGGAAAGGGCGTGACCAGCATCCGGAGGATCAGGTAGGCCCCCAGGAGCCCAGCCCAGAGGTCGCCCGACGAGGCGCAGACGGCCAAGAGCATCCCCATCAGCAGGACGTAGGACACGGGGACGGCCTGGACGACGAGATGGCCGGCCGGGGTGGCCGCCAGGCCGTACCAGAGGGGCACGATGGCCATCAGGGCTGCCAGGAGTGCGCCGCGGATGGCTAAGCCGTGCCCATGCACTGGTAGGCGATCCGATCGCTGGTGGCGACCCCGGTGGCCACGATGATATTCATGGTGGTCGTCCCGGTATCCACCTGTTGCACCACGCTGCCGGCGGTGCCGGTTTGCTTCTGGGCGAGACAGGATGGCGCCGCGGTCCAGGCGGTGTTGAATGTCAAGCTCAATGTCGTCGCCACGGTGCCCCCCAGGGTGATGACCCCCGCGGAATCATTGCCCCGGATGGTGTGCGTGGTGCCGCACCCGGCGTAGGTCGCCGCGCAGGTGGGCGGCGTGGCGGCCAGCAGGCGGATGCGGCTGTTGTTCGTCAGACGCAGTCCCGCCGCATCCACGATGATCACGTCCCCCGCGGTGATCCCGCCCAGGGTCGGAATGGGGTAGAGCCAGGTGCCATCGGTGGCCCACAGCGTGCCCGCCACCAGCAGGAGGGACACCAAGGCGATCAGCAGCGTCTTCTTCATCGGGCGCCTCCAGGGGCCCGGGGCCGATCCCCGGGCCCCCTGCTAAGGGTCGCGTGCTACGGCGAGACCTGGCAGATGACCAGGAATCCGTGGAGCTGCGCCGCCGCCGGGATCGTATCGCCGGCCACGGTGGCCAGGATCGTCACGCCGGTCTGGCTGTTGAACAGGCTGAAGCCGCCGGTGTTGGCGATGGTGGCCGCCACGTAGTCGGAGCCGAGGTAGGCATCCCCGGCCGACGACACGTCCACGTTGTCATCGAAGAGGTTGTCATCGGCCACCACGGCCACCAGGTCGAAGCCCGTGTAGGCGGCATAGCCGATGTCCAGGGTCCGGGCGGCACCGAACGCCGACCAGCTCATGCGGGAGAGCGTGGGGAACAGGTACACCTGCCCCGAGGGCAGGCGCCGCAGCGCGACGGTGGACCCGATGTCGCCGGCCACAGAGCCCATGGTGAAATCGAAGGGCAGGACCTGCAGGCCGAAGTTCTGCGTGACGAAGTCCTGGATCTTCGGCGCCTGCTGCTCCTGGGTGTACTGGGTGCTGTAATCGGTGCGGACGGCCATGCGTCACACCCTCCATTCACCCGCCGCGGGCGGGGTTACAGGTTCTCCTGCAGGTACTGGACCTCCACCACGCGCTCGCCATCGCGCCGCACGGCGCCGCCCATGAGCTCGCCGTAGACCTGCCAGGAGTACGACAGGTCCGGGCGCTCGGAGATGCGGATGGTCTTGTCCTCGCCGATGCCCAGGCCCACGGCGCCGCGTTCCATGGCGACCCCCGAGACCACGCCGGCGGTCACGGACATGAGGGCCGAATCCACCATCGTGAAGTCGAACCCCAGGTAGGTGTTGACGTCGCCTTTGACCAGGGCCCGCACGGTGTTGTAATCCGCGCTGGTGACCTCGGTGGTGGCCAGCAGGTTCTCCTGCCCGAAGGAATCCCACACGAACACCCGGTCGCTGCCCACCATCAGCGCGTCCAGGATGTTCTTGGCCTGGCGCAGCTTGGCGATGGTCAGCCCCACGGCGCCGGAGGCGATCCGGTGGGAGACAGCCTTCCGGTCCGTCACGGGCCAGGTCTCGGTGCCCGAATGCGTGGCGTCGCCGCCCGGGCCGATGGGCCCAGTGATCGCCGTGCCCAAGGCGGCCTGGAGCACGAACCGATCCCACTGCCGGCCGATGGCGGCCGCCAGGGCCTTCACGTAATCGCTGGTGGGATCCGTGATCAGGGTGGGCTTGATGCTGCGGTCCAGGTAGATGTTGGCCTGATAGGGCGCCAGGGTGGCCCAGCGCCGCGTGTGCTGGGGGTCCATGTTCGGGGTCGGGGCGTTCTGGCCCGGCTTGGGGGCCATCTCGACCATGCCGATCCGGTCGAACGACACCGACTCCCCGCGGACGTTGTCCTCGGTCCGCGCCCAGCCGCGCAGCCGGCTCTCCGTCTGCTGCGCTCGCATGAGCACCAGCTCGGTGTACGCCTTGATCTGTACGGCAGTGATGCTGTCAGCCATGTCGCGGTCCCCTCCGTAAGATGCGGAAACCACTCATCTCACGGGAGGTTGCCCGCAACCTCGCGGACCTCCCTTCCCCCTGCGGGGGGCCTCGGCGCCTCTTTCGGCGCGCGTCAGCCGGACTGTCGCTTCCTCGGCGGAAGCAACAGTTGTCCGGCTACTTTCGCAGCGGCGCAGGACTCAACTGCGCCAGGATCCCCTGGTACTCCTTCAGCAACGCCGCGTGCTTCGCGGGGTTGAGGGCCGCCTCGCGGTCGTTGCCAAAGGCGGGATCGGCCATGATCTCGGCCTTCCGCTTCTCCAACTGTTCCCCGGTGGGCGATCCCAGGGTGAGTTGCGCGTCGATGTGGCCGCTCTCGGCCAGGTCCTCCCCGACCTTGGCCAGGAAGGCGATCAGATCGGGATGGCTGCCGAGCCGCGTCCGGTCGAAGACCGTCTGCAGGCTTTCCGGCAGCTCCGTCTCCCACACCTTCTTGGCCAGGGCCAGGCGCCGATTGAAGGTGGGCTCGCCCCATTCCTCCTTCAGCTCGTTGAGCTTGGCCCGGTAGCCCTGATCCAGGGCCGCAAGCTGCGCCTGGGAATACTCCGCGAACCCCTGGACGATGGCCTGGGCCGCGGGCGCCGGGATGTTGAGCCGATGGAAGAGCGGCGTGAACTGGCCCACCGCCTCGACCGGCACCAGGTCGGCCAGGTCCTCGGAGACCTGGATCTGGTAGCCCTCCGCCGCCTCGGGCACGCCGGTGGCCTTCCGGAAGGCCGCCACCTCGGCGTCGTTCAGCTTGCCCTGCGCGTCCGGGACGGGCAGCTTGACGTGGCCCTCGAGCTTCCCGGTGTAGGCCTTCTCTACCTCGAGGTACGACTTGGCCAGCGCGTCCACGCCCTTGAACTTCTCCAGACCCTTGTGGGCCTTGAGGTCGTCCGGAAGACCCGCCCGCCAATCCGCTGCGGGCTCCGCAGGCGAAGCGGGCGCCGCCGGCGGCGAGGTCTCCGGGGGACTGGCGGGCGGGGTCTCGGTGACCATCTCGAAGGCCATCAGGTCATCCCTCCATCATCGAGCTCTTGGCGAATTGCGGGGTCTCCCTGGGGGCCCCCAGCTTCCCGCCCTCCTCGGCGTGCTGGAGGATGTGCAGGAGCATCAGGCGAGCCCCCTCGTTGAGCAGGACCCGGTACGGATCGATGCACCCCTGCAGGTCTCCCTCCCCCACGGTGGTCCGGTCCGCGCAGCAGCGGTGCCGCAGGTCCTCCAGCACGATCTTGCCCGCGGGTGACGACGCCACGTCGTGATACGCCCGCAGGAGGCGCTCCCGGGCCCGAGCGCGGTCCCCGGCCCCGCGATCAACGGCGATCATGGCCTCCGTTCGCCGCCTTCGGGATCATGGTGGGCACGACGATCGATGGCGCGTCCTTCCGCCGCTGGTTGAACTGCGCCTCGATGATGCGCTTCGCCTGGTCCACCAGGATCATCGGCACGGCTTCCGGGTGGAGATTCGTGCTCCACTGCACCTGCACGGCGGCGCCGTGCGCGGTGATGCTGATCTGCCAGGTGGGCTGGGCGGCCCGCTCCACGGCCCGATCCAGGGGGTTCTCGGTCATGCCGGGATCTCCTCCGCGGCGCCCGCGTGCAGCGCCTGCACCATGGGAGCCGCCTTGCCGGCCCCTTCGGCCACCGCCATCAGGTCCATCTTCTGCTGCTGGGCCGCCTGCGCCTGGATCCGCTGCTGGCGGATCTGCTCCACGGCATCCTTCCCTCGGGTGACGCTGGCCGGCACGCCGTAGCCCCGGGCCACCACCAGGGCCTCCTGGTCGAAGTCGAAGTTGTCGAGCACGCTCTGGTCGTTGGGGTTCATCTGGAGCACGGTCTGTACCCAGAGGTTCTTCTGGGCGATCCCCGTCAGGGTCTCGGCCTCCTGGGCGCGGGCCATGGGGCCCAGGTACTTGATGTGCATCTCCACGCCGGGCATCCGCAGGCCCGGCGGGGGCGGGGGCAGGCCGCCGGCCCGCGCCAGCATCCGGGCCGTGCGCTCGATGATGGGAGCGTGCAGCTCCCCCGTGACGCGCCCGTAGGCGGGCCCCAGGAGCTTGAACTCCTGTTCCACGCGCTTGGCCACCTCGAAGGCGGTCATGTAGCTGGGCCCCTGGGTGCTGGGGGGCAGGGCCTGGATCTGGTCCACGAAAAAGATTTTCCGGATTTTCGTCTCCAGCCGGTCGAAGCTCATCTTGGCCACGTCGTAGCGGACCCCGGAGGGCAGGGTCCAGACGCCCTGCTTGTCGCGGACCACGTTCCGGGCCAGGGGTTCCCACAGGAGGTCTCCGACCACGGTGCGGTCCAATTCGAAGAGGGGCGGCGCGATGTCCAGGGCCAGACCCTGAAGCAAGAGCTCAACTTCCCGGTTCAAAGTCTTGATATCCGGGAGCGCCAGATGGCCCTGGCCGCGCCCATAGGTCTCCCCCGGCTGTTTGCGCCAGCGCCACACCGCGCCCGGGAACTCCTCGTAGCCCCCCTCGCGGATGATGTGCTTGCGCTCCACGTCCACCCAGCAGGAGGCGAAGGGCTTGTTGCGCCGGTCGCGCCGGCCGTAGCGCTCGTCCCGATCGTTCCGCGGGTAGATGGCGTGGAGAAGCGTCACCAGGTCGTCCGGCTTCTCCGTGACTTTCTCCTGCAGATCCGCATGGTTGGCCTCGCCCCACTCCCGCAGGCAGGCCCGGACGGTCATCACCGACTGGTAAAAAAGCACGTCCACCCGCCCCTTCTCGTTCTCCGAGATCCCGTAGGTGCCGATGGGCAGCGCGGTGAAAAGGGGGCGGGGTGGCAGGCCGGGTGTCGCGGCGGTCTCCTCCTCCTCGATGATGGCCGCGGTGCCGAACACCGGGCCCTCCAGGTAGGTCTCCCCGATCTCGTAATGGAAATTGCTGCTGTCCAGGACCCGGGTGACCCGGCGGGCCACCGCTTCCAGCCAGTCCTGCACCGCGTTGTCCTCGTTCAACTCCTCCGGGGTGACGTAGAAGGTGAACCACTTGGTGGAGGGGTTGCTGAGATTCCCGTGGAGGCTGGAGGCCAGGAGCGTGGGCGCCGTGATGCCCTCGGAGTCGAAGAGTTGCCGGGTGATGCGGACCCCGGGGATGGTGAGGTTGATGGCCATGGCCCGGGTCGGCAACAGGTAGTTCGCCAACTCCAGGAAGTCCGCGTCCCAGTTCGTCCGGCGGTCGGCGTCCAGCCGGTCCCACCGGGCCAGGAGAGCCTTCACGTCTGCAGGCATCAGCCCTTCCCCATCACGCTGCGCCGCCGCCGCTTCTTCCGCTTGTTCATGGTGGCGTAGAACACCGCCTCGCCCTTCTCCGCCCCGTACTCCTTCGCCATCGCGGCATGCGCCTTGGCCGCGCCCCCCTTGCCGCCGAAGTGCCGATCGTACTTGCTCAGGGGCACGTCAGCGCCTCCCGCTCACCCCGGCCCCGTGCGGATCCCAGGTGCTCTGCGCGTAGCGCTGGGGCGGCCGGTAGTCGCGGCCCTCGTTGTGCTCCGTGGGGCACACCGCGAAGGTCCGGAAGGCGTCCGCGGCGTGGCTGTGCTCGTCATGCACCGGCTCCTTGCCGTATTCCTGCTTCCGCTCCTCCCAGGCGTAGTGGTAGGCGCCCAGGTGGTCCAGGCCAGCCCCGCAGGTCGTCTCGTGGAAGTAGCAGCGGCTGAAGAGCCGGCGGGCCATGTCGATCCCCTCGGCCACCAGGAGCTTGGGGGCCACCCGGAAGTCCAGCCCCAACTCCCGGGCCACCTCGCGCCGCGTCTGGCCCCGCTGGCTGCTGTATTCCACGATCTCCAGATCATGGGGGCCCGTGTGGTCCCCGTAGACGTAGGGCCGCCCCGTCTCCCCCGGCCGCCGCACCTGCACCACGTGGGCGAAGTGGTGCAGGCCCTTGCCCCGCTCAAAGAGGAAGTCGATGAAATTGAACCGCCGGCCGTCCGTCTGGTAGAACCAGATGGCGGTCCCATCCGACAGCCCGATGTCCCAGGCCGTGTGGACCCGGAGGTCCGCCCGGTATGGGAACGCCCCGATCCGCCCCTCCTTCCGGGCGGTGGTGATCACGTCCCCGTACACCGTGCCCCGCAGGAAGCCCTCGAAGGAGCAAAAGTATTCCTGCTGGATGATCTCCTCGGCGCGCCCCGCGGCCCGCAGGGCCTGGATCTGCGCGGCGCTCACCACCGGGGTCCCCGCCTCGCCCGGCGCATCCTTCTTCGTGTCGTCCACCGTGAGCACCTGCGTGAACCAGGTCTGGGGTTGCCCCTGCGCCATCTTCCACATGGTGTGCGCGTGGTTCTTACCCTCGGGAGTGAAGATGAACACGGCCCATCCTTGGTTCGTGAGCAGCCGGGGCTCCGCGATCTTCGTGTACATGCTCTCCGGGATGTGCGGCCACTCCGAGAACACGATCCCCGCCGGGTTCATGCCCCGGTGCCGGTCCGGATCGTCCGCCCCGATGAGCTGCCACGTCGCCCCCGCCGTGTGGGTTCCCACCGGCTTGAAGCGAATCATCATCTCCGTCTCGTTCTTCTCCACCACGAGCTCGGGCGGGAAGATGTCCAGGAACGGCCGCCCCTGCTCATCCAACCCATCCCACAGCATCCGCCGCCCCTGCGCCGCCTCCGGGTAGACGAAGTAATAGTTGCCCGGCCGCTGGAGCATGAGGATCACTGTCGCGTAGAGGGTGGTGTAGTCCTTCCCCGCCCCCCGATGCCACACGGCCATGAACCGATCGAAGCGATGCCCCAGCAGGGCCGCCAGCAAGGGCCGCTGGTACGACCGCGGCCACGTGTCCGCATCCAGGCTGATGGTGCTGCGCTGCGGCAGGTGCAGCGCCTCCGTGCGTCTCCGTCGCGCCATCAGTCCCGCTTCCCCCCGGGATCGTCGCGGACCATGGCAAGGATTTTCTTGGCGCGGATAAAGTGGGCCATGGGCGCGAAAACGCGGGGGGGTGTACTACGCGTGGGGGGCATCCCACGCCCTTGCGAGGGGCGCGATTTTTGCCCCTCCCCCCCCCTCGGATCTCCCAATCTGGCCCTGCAACCCTTCAGCACTACTGTTGCACTTCGACTTCAATCGCTTTCGATTCGGGCACTTGCAGCTCACGCATCGGCATGATCACCACCGTGACGGCAGATCCCGAGGCCCGCTCGTGGCCCACCCCGTGGACCCGCAGGCCGATCTCGGCGGCGCGCAACCGCGCATCCGTGTCGGGCTCCTCGATCCGTTCCCTCCCACCCCGCTCACCCTCCACCACAACCATCCGCGTAATATTCGCATCCAACCCTTGCCTCACGGTCCGAATAATCGCCGGCAGCGTCAGCCCTTCCCGCTCCGCCACCTCCGCCGCGTGCGCCTTCACCGTCTCCGCTTGAGCACCGCCTTGGTGGGCGTATCCTGCCACCCGCAGGGCGGCCGCCACGCTCGCAGCCGCACCGCTCACCAGAGCCGCAGCGGCCGCGTCCATGCGCTCGCTGGGCCCGCCCGTGGGTGGCGGCAGATAGTCCGAGTGCCCATCTGGCCCACGCTGGAGTACCAAATCATCGCGCTTCCGCTTGACAGAAGGCCTGCGACCACTGCCAGGACCACCCATGCTGACCTCGTGACGCACTACTGCCCGCGGGGCGCACGCCCGACCTGAGAGAGATCGGGCGGGGGCAGGTGAGTCCCGGCTAGGTCGCCGGCATCGCATATGCTCCCAGGCGGGCGCAGTACCGCTGCGCTCTAGCGCGTCTCACGACGGGCCAACCTCAACGTTGGGGCCCAAGAACGTCCCTCCGGTCCATCCTGCCGCCCCTACTCACACCGTAAGAAAACCGCCCTGTCAAGGAAAAAGCGCTGGGAGGCCCATAAATGGGCCAGGTCCGATCCACGGCCACCACCCTAGCCGCTACCGCTCCAGAACGCGCGGGGGGGCCCTCCGTACGCGCCTGGGAGCCATCTGCGGGACTGGTTCGTGTCCCAACATGTAGGCTCGCTGGCGAGCGGTCAGCGCAGGACCGGAACAAAAGAGCCTATCGCGCCAATGTGTCTTCCGCTCCGCCACGAACAAGTGGCCTATTTCCTTGATCTTAGCGGCAGTCGTACATTGCCCACACTGAGGCCAGAACATCGGGATGGGGGCCGGCAGGAGATCCTTGCACGTCCGGCACACCTGATACCGGGTGCCGTAAGCGTCAAACACGACCGTCATCGGTCAGCTCACCGCGGCGCGCCTGCGCCTGCCGCTCATACCACTCCACAATGCCTTCGCGTTTGGCCTGGTCCCACGATTCCACGCCGTGCCAGATGCTCTCGGTGCCGTGGGCCATCAGGTCGATCACGGCCCACATGGTGGCCGCAGCCTCCTTGCGGCCCAGGTAGCGGCCCGCAGGAAAGCTGGGCTTCCAGGTGCGGCCCAGCTCCCCGCCCTCGTCTCCGGCCTGGCGGTCACGCGCCTTTGGCATGGTGCCTCCTCCCCATCTCCACGGCCCGCTCCAGCCACGACCGCATGAACCGGCCCAGGCCCTTGGGTGTCGGACGGCGGCTGGGATTCGCCTCCAGCCAGGCATCCGCTTTGCGGATCTCGTCCTCGAAGAACAGCCAAGGGTACTGGTCGTAGGCCCGTTCCAGCGTCTGCCACAGTCCGGCGCATCGGCCGTTTCCTAGCGGCTGCAGGTGACGGGTCTCTGCCAGCCAGGCAGCAAGGGTGGGCGGAATGGGCGCGGCCGGCTTGCCCGGCTCCGCGCCTACGTCTTTTCCCTCTCCTCTCTTCTCTTCTCCTCTCTTCTCTTCTCCTCTCCTCTTAGACCGTTTCATTTGGCGAAATTTGCGAACTCTGGCGGTGCTGAAATCCCCTTGGTATTTCGCCCAGTTGCGAAATGAAACGACTGTATTCGTTCCAAGTGAAACAGTGAGATTTGGCATCTCCTCAATGCACGCGATCATGTGCTGAAAATCGTCGCACTGAAGCATCGAAACCAGTATCTTTGCCGGTGAAACGAGCGTAACCGTTCCATCTTGGCCATGGGCCTTGGTGTAGGTGCCCAGCTTGCACCACCGGCCGAACTGGGCGATGGACAAGTTGTCCAAGGACGGGTCGGCCAACGCGCTCACCCATAGCTTGAACCAACGGCCTTGGTCGGCCATGGATCAGAACTCGAACAGGCCCAACTGCCCCTCGGCCACTTCGTCCACCGGATCCAGCTCGGGGTGCTGGATGCGCCGCCGCGCCATCTCCTCGGGCTTCAGTTCGATGCCGATGAAGTCGCGTCCGAGATGCCTGGCCACCACGCCCACCGTCCCCGAGCCACAGAACGGATCAAGAACTCGGCATGGCTGGCGCTCGGGATCGTAGAGTTGGGCACAGCGACAGGTGGGGCGCCAGCCAATGGTGTTACGTTGATAGGTGGTCTGGAGTTTTCGAAACCCAGAATCGCTTGTCCGACTCCTCCCACTTTCCGCGCTCCGCTGCATGTCCATGCCCAGCGTTCCACCCGCGGCCTCCACGATCCGCTCCCACGATGCCCCGCAATGCGCGCAACAGCCCTTGGCCGAGGTGCCGGCCAAGATACAGGGCAGCACGAGCCTGCGGGGGAAGGTGGCGAAATGGGCCTCTGGGAAGGGCTCGGTGGGGATGGTCCAGACCGTGCGGAGGTTGCGGCCGGCTGGGTGAATGAAAGAAGGACACTTCCACGCGGCCTTCCCTTCGACGAGATTTCCTGAAGTTGCCGCAGCCACCAATCGTTTCTCTTTCCATCCATCCCATCCGGTCACCTCCCGCACCGCATCCGCGTCGTAGTAGTACCTCTCGCTCTTCGTCAGCAGGAACACGTACTCATGCGCCTTCGTCGGCCGATCCGTCACGCTCTCAGGCATGGGATTCGGCTTGGCCCAAATGATGTCCGAGCGCAGCCACCAGCCATCGGCTTGGAGGGCAAAGGCGAGGCGCCAGGGCATACCGATGAGGTCTTTGGGCTTGAGGCCTAGAGGAACACTCATAGGCATGTCGTTGCCAACATCCACGTTTTTGTTATCTCGGACTTGGTAGGTCCGCTTTGCTGCGTACCCATCCCCCATGTTCACCCAAGACGTCCCATCCCCCCGCAACACGCGGCGCACCTCCCGGAACACCTCCACCATCTTCGCCACGTACTCCTCGGGCGTGGGTTCGAGGCCGAGCTGGCCGGCCACCCCGTACTCCCTCAAGCCCCAATAGGGCGGGCTGGTCACGACGCAGTGGACGTACTCATTGGGCAGGGTGCGAAGGATGGTCAGGGCATCGCCTTCGTGGATAGTCCAAGTCATCCCCCCAGCCCCGCCGCACGCA